CGCCGTGCAGTATGAGCCGAGCCCGGAATCTGGCCAGCGCTACATTTTTGTTTGCTCCTCCGTTCGGCAGCAAAAGCCTGTATTGCACACCACCAGCAAGGAAAATAACATCCAGCGGCTGCAAAATAAGTATGCCGGCCAGACCTGCTATATCGTCGGCCGCGGCGCATCGCTGCTGGACATTGACAGGGAGCATTTCGGCGCGGGGCCGGTAATCGTCATCAATGAAGCTATATACAACATTGCCGCCCTGGAGCTGGCAAACGACATCTATTCGCAATGGCGCAACGGCGATCTGCCACCCGATGTCCGCAAATATTTACGGAAAGACAATGCACTTATTCTATTTGATAATCCCGTGCCGCAGTACCAGTCTACAATATCGCAATACATGGATTACCGTCCGCTGTATATGGTCGAATGCCGCCGCGACATCAACTGCGCGCCACAGAATACATTTTCTCATTTAGCCGCGATTGAAATCGCCGTCCGGATATTTGGCTGTAACCGCCTGGTGATGATCGGCTTTGATTCTTACCGCCGCGATGATCGCACAGTTCTCAGGGATGGGTTTGTGCAGAGCGAATATCGCCCGGGAGACTACCGGGAGCAGACCGCTATCATCATGTCCAGGCTCGATGATCTGCCGCAGATCAAGGCGGAGTGGTTTTTTCCGCCGCAAAAAATAAAGACCAGAAAACTGAATATCGGCTGCGGTGATGTTCCCGTCAAAGGCTATATTAACATCGATCTGCATGTTGATGCGGCCGATGTCAAAATGAATGCCCTGCAGCTTGATTACCAAGACGGCACCATTGACGAAATAACCAGCTCGCATCTGCTGGAGCATTTCGGCAAACGTGATGTGCCGCGCGCGCTGCAAGAATGGCACCGTGTATTAAAATATAACGGCGCGTTGGCCATGAACCTGCCTAACCTGGAATGGTGCCTGAAAAACTGGCTGGACATGCCCGCGGAGAAAAAATTCGGCCTGGCGCTGGACATGATCTACGGCCTGCAAACCAATGACGGCGAATACCATAAAACAGGCTTTACCCGCGATCGGCTCACAGAACTACTGGCCGCTGCCGGGTATACCGACGTCACCATCGCCGATATCTGGTCGCATGAACAGTCCTGCTTTCAGGTTAACTGCCGGAAAAATTACAAAGTTACCGCCATCACGCTGACCGGCGACCGCCCCGATGCTTTTTCCTTGGCCTGCCGCTGGATGGAAAACCAGACGCGCCGGCCCGATCAATGGATTGTGGTTGATGACGGCCGGGTGCCGCTGGCCGATAAACCCGGCTGCTATGTCCGCCGGGAACCACAGCCGGGCGATCCGGCGCATACCATGCTGCTCAATATGGGCGTGGCGCTGGAGCGTGTCGAGGGAAATCTCGTCCTGATCATGGAGGATGATGAATACTACGCCCCGGGCTATATAGAGGCAATGGTGGAACGCCTGGCCCGTTACGAAGTCGTCGGTATTGGCAGATCCAAATACTACAATGTGCAAAACGGCAGTTATCTCAAGGACTGCAACATGGACAATGCCAGCCTGGCCCAGACCGCATTTCGCAGCAGTTTTATCCCTGAATTTAAAGCGCTGCTGGCCGGCGACCAGTATATCGACATGCGCCTATGGAAACTGGTCGGCAATGTTCAGGAATTGCGGTGGAACAATAACGATGCCGGTCCGGACAGAACAATCAATGGCCGCGGATATATTTTTGATGACGCCGACAATCACCTATATGTCGGCATCAAGGGTATGCCCGGTCGCAATGGTATCGGCTGGGGGCATTTACCCAGGCATCCGCATTACAAACTTCGCGATCAGGACAGGAAAATATTGCGGCGCTGGATGGGCGCGGATGCCGAATGTTACACACACTATTTTGTGTAAGGGGATACGCAATGTCCAACGGATTTGTGGTTGTAGACGAAAAAGACTGGAGCGGAGCCTCGGAAGAGCGCAGAGCCTTAATGACATACAAGACATTAAAGTCAATAGATGACCGCCTGAAGCTCCTTGAAAAACGCCCGCTGACTGACAAATGCTGGTCGTTTGCCGGCGGAATCATAGGCGGATTTTTAGCGGCAATAGGGGTGAAATTAGGATCATGATTCTCGAAGAACGCATCAAAAAAAACGAAGGCCTGAGCCTGACGCGCTATATTGACACCCTGGGAAATCCGACAATCGGCTATGGCCACTTATTGCCGGCATCGAGCGATATACAATCAATCACGCTGGAAGAGGCGGAGCACTTATTTAATGAGGATATTGCCGAGGCGAAACGGGCCGCGGTGGATATCTTCGAAGCGTTTGCAACATTTGCCCAGAACCGGCAGGACGCGATAATCGAGTTGCTTTTTAATCTTGGCAAGACAAAGTTTCTGCGGTTCATCCGTATGATACACAACATCAATATCGGCCACTGGGATGATGCCGCCGCCGAACTTAAATATGCCGACGGCAAGAAAACATTATCGCGCTGGTACACGCAGGTCAAGGAGCGTCGGGCAGAGGAAATAATTGAACTTTTGCGTGAAGGTTAAGAGGTAAGAAAAATGAAAAAGCAAAACGAAATTGATGACGCTGTAGCAGTGGATTTAATGGTGGAATTAGTCGAGCTGCATCAAGTGGTGTTGAGCGATTTACTGAAAAAGCAAAATGCCCTGCTGTTTCGGCAATATCGTTTTTATTGCGAAAATATCGGAATATTAGAGCCGGCATGAAAACAGGCAGAGTTCGCCGCCTCGCAGCGACCAAAAAAGCTAAACGCGCAGCCCGGCGAATGCCGGGGCAGAAACGAAAGAAGAAACATTAAAGGTCGTCATTCCGGCCTACGAGCCGGAATCCAGAAAGGTTGTCATTGCCCGGCTGTGACCGGGCAATCCAGGAAAAGGTGAAGAACATGGATAAAATATTATTCGGAATAATCACAATCATCATTCTGGCCGTTATCCTCTACTTTGCCTATTGCGATATCAGTATGGCCTTTGCTTCCGATTTCCTTAACTGGCGAATCTTTCTTTTCCGGCTGGGGGTGTAGCGATGGCAAGAATACTGACTCCATTGGTTAATCAAGACATTGATTACAAATATTCGAGGATATATGAAAAATTTATTATCGAGCTTGAAACGCTGGCTGACCTTGGCATTAAAAACCGCCTGGAAATACCGGCAGGCTTTGTCCACGATTATGAATCAGTACCTCTCTTCAAGGGCACAAGCAAAACCGGCGGCGTTGTCCATGATTATCTCTGCCGCGCAGATTCTATCCCGCTGGTTACAAAGAAAATAGCGGCGGACTGTTATTTCGAAGTTATGGAAAATTCAGATCGCCGCAAGGCGGAGGGAAATTTGCAACTTATAAAATACTGGATCAGAAGATGGGCTAAATATACCGCCGTAGTTTTCGCACCCGGTTATTTCCATAGACACACTGTTTCAGCCACTTACGAGGAAATGAGCGGAGAAAAGGAAATATTATGACACTCAAAACCGACATCGCCGCCGATCTAACCAACGTCTTTTTCAACACGGATGAATTTGCCGAGGAAATTACCCATATATCGCTGGCCGGCGCAAGCACCTCCGCAAAAGCGATATTTACGGCGGGAGAAGGCGACGGCTATAAGGGCGCCGACAAGTTTGACCATAATGCGGTCATGCGCGTCCGGGTGTCGGAAATTGCTGCAATCAATAGCGGCGAACAGATCACGCGGGGCACGGAAACGTGGGAAATAACCGACGGGGAAAAATCAGCCGACGGGCTGGAATGGATTGTCGGCGTCAGCAGGCTAACGCGGTAAGGATGAAAAGATGGCGGAAATATTCGTAGGAACGAAACATGGTGAATTCGGCGTCGAGGAATGGTCCGAGCAGATCGGCCGCTTCCCGCAGCATTCTGGCCGGGCAATCACCTCCGCCCTGAAATCGGAGGGCAACCGGCTCCGCAACATCATTAAACTGTCCATTCAGCGCGGCGGTAGCGAAGAAGGCTGGCCGAAGCTGCATCCGCACACAATCCCGCTTTATTCCGCCAAGCGCCGTGAAAAACGTCGCGGGCAGCGGATGTCACGGGGCGTCAAAGTCCGGGCGAGAAAATATGCCGAGCATATCGAGCAGCAGAGTTCCAAGTTCCCCCTGCAACGTCTGGCCGGAGCTGTACGTTATTATTACGACAATACTATCAAGACAATAACGATCGGCTTTCTGGACCAAAAAAAGCGGGGCCTAGCCAAACTGCACGCCGGCGGATTCCGCATCCCGGTAACGGATAAAATGCGCAAAATGGCATTTGCCGCCGGATTCCCGCTGGCGAAAAACACCAAAGAATTGAATGTGCCGGCGCGGCCCGTTGTCGGCCCGGTGTTCATGCGGGAAAAAACAAATATTGTCCGCAATGTGCAGGAAAAATCATTGCGCAATATATACCGGTATCTGACCGGAAAAACCAAAGAGAAGATGGATGAGGGCTGGCCGGTATGAGCGAATCAGCAATCAGAGCAAAAATAAAGACAACGTTGCAGGGTGTATCCGGAATCGGCGCCGTACATGATTATGACCGCTACAGCCGGTCGCTGGCGGAATTTTTCAAACTGATGTCCGGCGGATCGCCCGCCAAAATCAACGGCTGGATGATCCACCGGGGCAAGACGCCCGCCCAGCGGGACAATGCAGCGACGATCCAGCGTGCGCATACATTCACGATCACAGGAATATATGAACTGGACGACGAAAACGCATCGGAGAAAACATTTCAGGCTTTGCTGGAAGCGATCTTCGAAGCATTCAAGAGCGACATCACTCTGGGCGGAACGGCGCTGAACAGCGATCCGCTCAGCATTGATGACGTTGATGTTGATGAATACGGCAACAGGCTTTTTCACGTGGCCGAACTAACTTTGGTCGTTTACGACCGGGCAACATACTAAAAGTACCGTAAGGAGGAAAATAAAATGGGAATGCTTAAAGTCAAAACACAGTTGGCGGCCGCGATCGAAAGCCTTGAAGGAACTGCAGAAACACTTGAGGGCGCAGATGCCCTGCTTGTATCCAATTTTTCGTTCAAGCCGAATACGCCGCCGAATGACCGCGAAAACACCAGCTCCAGCATGTCGCAGTTTGCAGCGGTTATGGGAGCGCGTTCCGCGGTGATCGAATTCGACGTGGAAATAAAGGGTTCCGGCACACCGGGAACGCCTCCGGAATGGGGCAAGCTGTTGAAAGCGTGCGGATTTGCCGAAACGACGGCGGCTTCGCCCGCATCCGTAGCCTACGCACCGACCAGCGCCTACGGCGGATCGCCGGTGGGCATACCGACGCTGACTCTGGGGGGCTACCTGGACGGCGTGCGGAAAATGATCTGGGGGGCACGCGGCGACGTCTCCATCAAATTGCCGACCGGTAAGCCCGGCATTCTGCATTTTACTTTTACCGGTGCCGATTTCAGCGTTGAGGATGTGGCCCTGCTCTCTTCCGGCGTCAGCTATCAGACGACCATGCCGCCGGTGTTTGCCGATGCCAACCTGACAATTGATTCCTATGCCGCAATTCTGGCCAATCTCGAAATGAAGATGAACAACGCGATCGCCCTGCGCGAAGATGCGAACTCCGCAAGCGGCTATATCAGCGCCAAGATTGCCGCCCGGAAACCTTCGCTGTCCTTTGATCCCGAAATGGTTACCGTGGCCACCTATGATTTTTACGGGAAACTGCGCAGCAACAACCAGGGCGCACTGTCCTGCGTGCTCG